CCCCCAGCCATGATATTACTCGCGCCTCAATAGCACTAAAATCCGCATCTACAAGTACATTCCCCGGACTTGCCACAAACGCTGTTCTTATGAGCTGTGAGAGCGTGTCAGACACAGCATTGATACCATAGCAGACACGCAAGCTATTGGTATCCTCATTCCGCACAAGATCACGCGCCACCTCAATAGCCTGTGTGTAGGTTCTCGGTAAGTTCTGCACCTGCACCAAACGACCAGCCCAACGCCCTGTACGATTAGCCCCATAGAACTGTAACAGCCCTCGCACACGATTGTCCGGGCATACACAGGTCATTATGGCATCATATTTCTTTGTGGATGTCTTACCTAATTCCTGCCGTATCTCCAGCATACGCTGTACCTCAGGGGCATTATCGCCGTCCATAAGCTCGGATACCACGGCTTTATTTACGCTCGTAACATCTGTATCCACTTTGCTGTCAAGCCACTCTGCAAGCTGCTTTACGCTGTTTGGGTTGTTGAGATGCGTAATGTTTACCGCTTCCTCTGTCAGTTCGGCTTTTACCTCATCACCGATAGCCAGCGCGCCGCGTACAAATGGTATGTCTACCGATACGCCTCTTGAATTGATTGTAAGATCTGTTTCCCATTGCTTTTGAACGAAATCCGGCACCGGGAAATTTGAAAGCCGGTTCTCTATATCCATTTCCGCAACAACATCCTGCAAGCAATATTCCTTGAACAGGTTCCATCTATCTATATCGTGCTGCGGTAAGTTTCGTGTCCTGCCACCATTGCTTTTTGTTGGCTTGCAGGGTACACAAAAATATCTGATTAGTGCTTTACCAGTATTAAGTTTTTGCTTGTCCTCTGGAAGTCCCAAAGCCTTACCCACAGCCTCCAGGCTCGCTGTATATCCACAGTACAAAGCATGAAACATAGAACAGCGCCAATGGCTCGGCTCCATGCGTCCATAATATTTAGACAAACATCCATACTCGAATGCTGCATTGTGGGCGTGCTTGGTGTATTCAGGGCTGTGCAAAGCTGAGATAATCCACTCCGGTACGACTTCGCCCTGTGCAAGATCGATAATCTGCACAGGGCTACCATCTACCGAATAGGCGAATAGCAAAATTTCAAAATCTGGACTTGAAATGTATTTCCACAATCCAGCGTCTCGGATTGAAACGCTGGAATACGTCTCTAAGTCAATATGCAGTTCGTGCATCTGCCTCGCCTCCTCGCTGTGTAGCTCCTTACATCGGTAAACCCGTGATCGGGTTAATCTGAGGAGCTGCCGCCTGAGGTGCTGTAGTATTCATACCTGTATTTGGATAGGTCATCTGTCCCGGTATTGCTGGCATGGCTGCACCATAATTTGGAGTCGCCGGTGCCGCGCCCTGTGGTGCAGTCATACTCTGACCGATACCCTCAAAATCAGATGCAGCAGAAGCACCACCAGCAAGCGGCTCTCCATCGCGTACCTTCATAACATTACCCAGCCCACAGCCTACGCCTTTGTTACCGTTGCTGTTGAATGAGAAGAAGTTAAGAGTTACACGGGCGTACATACCGCTGTAAATATCCTGCGGTGCAAGCTCACAGTTGATATTACTGATGTCAACAACCTGTGGCTTTCTCTTTGTGCTGGCTGTAATAACCCAATGACCGGCACATTCTGGACCAAACTTAGAGCCGTCATTTCTGAGGCCGTCTCCATCATAGATAAGCTGAGAACGGAGCTGAGGTCTTGCACCCTTCCAGTCATTCGCTACCGCCTGCTCATATACATACTTAATAGCGGCGTCAATCTCTGCCTTTGTGGCGGCATCCGTCTTAGGAATCAACATTGTTGTGGAATACTTAGGCTCTGCACCCGGCTGATTTGGGTTAGCATACGGTGTGGAAAGATGCTCATAGGAAAGTCTTACTTCTCCGGTTAATACTTTACTTGGAATGTTCTGATACATAGTCTTAATCTCCTTTATATTCATTAAATTTCATTTGGTTACATCAATTACATTAGTTGTCCTTATTGTCCTCAATAAACTGTGAAAGAAGCTCACAGCACTTATCAACAACGGCGATAGCGGCCTGTCGTGTCTCGATTGGATACTCGACTGTAGGATCCGCAAAGTCATGTACAGCAATCTCTAATTCTGAGAGCTTATCAAGGTGGCGTAAGAGAGAAGCAGTAGCGCCAGGCTTACTGTCGGTACCTTCTTTTTTAATAATCATATCCAGCATATCATTTAAGAACTCCTTAAAAGCCTTATCTGGTGCAGTCCGTCTTTCCTCTTTTCGCGTTTCCTTTACAAACGAGTTGGAGGCAATATCAGGACTCCCCCCCCTAAGCATTCCTGCCATCATAAGTTCAATAAATGGATCTCTCATGGTAAAATCTCCTTTGCTAATTTGCTAAATTTTTCTTTGTCTCTATTAAGGGCATTAAAGTCTGAAAGAGTAGAGCTGTACACCGCCTTATAGTGACGTATTTCCTCTCGCATATCTTTTACGCGTATCATAAGAGCTTTATACCGATCGTCACTTTTCCGATAGCGCTCACGCTCATATATAAGTTTTTGCAGCTCCGGCTCCAACTCTTTGTACTTTGTTCTGGCGTTCACGCCCTTGTTTGCCAGTTCTTTCATCCGCGGCTCAATCGTGCTGAGCTGTTGTTGTAAATAACTGTGTAGCTTTTCCAACTCGTCCGGCGTATCACTACTCTTAATCAGCTTGATAAGTTTGCGGATATTTCTCAATCCTGAATACCTCAAAAACTCATATAGGTAAATGGTCATACGACTTTTTCCGTTGTTGTATGTGATATTCAGGGTTTCATTATCCATTGGCGACGTCCTTAAAGTCTGCCGCCGCCGGACGATACGGCTCTCGCTTATCTGATTCAGGAACCAGTGTAGGCTTGCCCTGAGGCTTTGTAATAAACTTTCCTACAAGATCTGCGAACTGCTTTTTGCCGACAACTTTCTCTAAATTTGAAAGAGAAAGAGGCTCTTTCGGCTTATACAAAACCGCCTCATCATATCCAGCTTTCTTAATTGCTTCGATAGCGGCGTCTGTATCTGTAAAAGCTCTGTTACTTCGACCCTCAACAACCTTAAATCCAGTGATTGTCTTTCCGTCCAGAATGGCATTGAGAGCGTAGTCCTGTAAATCGTTGTACCAGGCTACCAGATCAGCTCCTCTGATGAGCATTTCTGCAACCTCGTTATCTGTAAGTCGGTTTGGAAAGCTCTCAGACTGCTTTTCTTCCTCAGTAAGTTTGCCCTCAATAGCAAAGCACTTAAAATCTTCCAAAGCCGTGTTATTTTCTGTCCGGGCTTTACATACCGCTTTGCCCTTACAGAAACGACACCAGGTACCGCACTTGAACTCTCCAAAGCCTGAGTATGCTTTCAATGCTATAGGCTTGATATTTTCGCCCCACTGTAAAAGCTCCTCAACGGTAAGTACCTCCTCACTGACATCCTCTGTGATACGGGGCTGTATGATTGCCATAGATACTTTTTTAATAGCGCTGCCAAAGATAGAAGCATACTGTTTCAAAGCACCCAGCGCGTACAAGCGCATCTGAGAATTGTTCTTTGCGGATACCTCAACGCCTTTACCATGCTTGTAATCTGTGATATGTAAAGTGTCGTCGCCGATCATTACACAATCGCACGTTCCAAAACCTTCCGGTACATAGTCTGAAAAATCAACCTTGACCTCCCAAGTTGTATAGGGCTTGTTGGCAAAAGTAAGAGACTTGTTTCTGAGGTATTCTGCATAAAATACTCCGGTTGTAATCATTTCTTCCTGGAAAAGTTCATTTTCACGGAGCTTTTTAATCTGACTGTTTAACTTACGCTTTGTAATGATGTTGAAATTGTACTGAGCGGATAACTCACAAATTCTATGAGCCAGCGTACCCTCAGCCGCGTACACTGTTTTGTCATCCTCTCCAAACTCGGCCTCATATCTCGGTGCGGCTGTACAGTTCAGCCAGCGACCAGATGATGAAGCAGAGAGGAAAGCGTGTTCTGTAGGTGTCGCCATCCTCATGCACCTCCTAAATTGCTGCGCCTAATGCTCTAAGTTCTCCTGCAAAAGCATCAAACTGTGTAGGTTGTAACTGAGTGATAGCCTGTACGCCATACTTGCCAAGTAATTCAATGACCTGCTGCATCTTGCCCTGATCTACAAGCCCAGCGCCGGCCGTTGCAATGTCATTAAGCGTAAGAGCTTTCTGCTGAGGCTGTGCGGTTGTCTGCTGTGCCGTGGTAGGTGCCTGCGGCTGTGGTACTGGGGCGGTAGGCTGCGGCATCGGAATTGTCTGTGCCTGTGGCTGAGGAGCTGGAGCTGTCTGCTGTGGTGCTGCCGCCGTGGTAGGCTGTACAACCTGCTCTACGCTCTGTACTGTGGCTGTAGTGCCTGCCGGGATAGTTACCTCGCCATTCTTATTAAGTGCTGCGCCCTCGATTGCAAGAGCTAATTTTGTGATTGCTCCAGCAAGTTCAGGAGCGTTTACTGTTACTGTGATTTCCATAAGATTGCCTCCTTTTATTTTT